TGCTTTTGCTTGCTCTTCGTCAATTAAGTAAGCGTAAACATTTAAAGTTGTAGTTAGTTTTTTGTGTCCTAGTCTTTTACTGATAGCGTACCAGTCAATACCTAGTGAATGAAGCATAGCAACATGACAGTGTCTAAGCGAGTGAAACACTATTTGTTTTTTTATACCAGCATTTCTAACATTTTTTTGTAAATGCGTAGATATTATATATTCAGTGTAGATAGTGCCTTTTTTGCTTTCAAATATTCTATCGGTATTCTTTGCTTGCAACTCTTTTAAGATTGTAAGCATATCGCTATTAATTGCTATCGTCCTGATACTCGATTTAGTTTTAGGTAGCCCATCTGTTCGAGTTGCAAAGCTGTAAGTTTTACTAATTTTTATTTTCTGTCTTTCGAAGTCTATATCAGACCAATGTAGCGATATTAGTTCTCCAATTCTAGCTCCACTTGAAATTGCTAGTAATATTAAGTAACAGACTTCATCTTTTTTCCTATTATTCTTGCAGTAGTTTATCAGCTTCTTTATTTCATCAAGACTAAGATAATCTATTTTCCTTTTTCGGCTATTATCTCCAGTGATTGTTGCTAGGAATGTAAAGTCATCTGCAATCAATTTGTCAGCAATGGCGTATTTAATACAAGCTCTAATATTTGAAGTTATTTTCTTTAAATATTCGGTACAAACGTCTAGTTGATTTATAAACCGTTGAAAATCAATTCGTTTAATATCTTTTAGTGCTGTATATCCAAAAAAGTTGTATATCATCTTAGCTACAGCTCGATACTGATATTGAGTGCTTAATCTTAAATGTGGCTTTTTGGTTTGCTCGTACCATTGACAAAAATAGTCATAGAAACTGATATCGTTTTTCAGCTTAACACCATCTGCAGCTTGTAGTTCCAGCTTAGCACTATACTCTATAGCTTCTCGCTTCGTATTAAACCCGCCTTTGCTAACTTGTTCTAACTTATATTCGGTTTTGAAAGTTCCATCTGGTTGTTTAACCTGAATTTTTCTTCTTTTTGAATATCGAACCTGCCATTTTTTACCTCTTTTAGTTATCGAAGCCATTTTTTAAAGCCTAGCCTTTCTAGTGTAATGTATATTTAAATTGTGGATAACTTCGTAATTTTTCTGTGGATAACTAGCTTCTGGGTAACAATAAAGTTACCTAAAATGTTACCCCTATCCAAATATAAAGATAGATTATATATATAAATAAATAACGCGCGCACGCGAATATCACAAAACAAATATTTTTGTCAAGTAAAAACTCCTAAAACGAGTAAAAAACATTTCTGTGATTTTTTGCTAATTCGTCAACTTGCAACTGACGGTTTTTTGGAATTGAAAAAGCTTGACTAAAATCTTGTGAAGTATCAAAAACTAAGTCCTCGTTTTCTGCAAACTCGTATAAAAGACCTATACCGAACTTGTCGGCTTCTGCTTCTTCGTTAGCTGTATACGAGAAAGTAGCGATAGAACTTCTAGGCTCATCCCCGTTAACGTAATGCCCTAATTCGTGCCCTGCTATCATCGGTAAAGCGTCTTGATTGCAATTGCTATTGATTATCAAGCACTTTAACGCTGGTATGCAGTGGCTAGCGTATTTAGTATCTAAATGCTCGACAATGACGTTTAAACCGTAAATTTCACGAGCTTTGTTAAGTACAAAATTAAATGCTGACAATGAACGCATGTTCTTACCTCAATCTTTTTAAAGCCCTAATGTTAAATTGAAATGCCTTAATTAGGCTAAAATTTAACGCTAGGGCGTTTTTTATTGCTGATTAATATAAATACTCTAAGCTAAAATAAAAAAGCTTATATCGGCTTATATTAGCTTGTTTTAATTGCTGCTAGTTATTTGCTAATTCCATGACGATTTAGTATCGCCTTGATTATTTCTAATTCTTCGTCTGAAATCGGCTTACCGTCGTAACTCAATACATCTGCCTTTTTCAGGTCGATATTGTTATTAGACTTTTCAGTTCCGTAGATTAAATAGTCAGTTGATACTGAATATAATTCAGCCAATTTTTTAATAGTATCGACAGAAGGCTCCTTAGTTCCTCTTTCAAAGTAGTAATAAGCAGGTACTGATATGCCGATAGCGTCAGCAACTTTAGTCTTTGTATATCCTCGTTTTATCCGCAATTCTTCTATGCGTTTTTTAAAATCTTTATCTAGCATTTTGTAAACATCCTTTTTTAAAAATTATCCTTTATGTTTTATATTTTAACTTTAGGATAAAGAAAAATAAACTTTTTTTAACTTAAAGGTTGACTTTTAACTGCTGATTAATTATTATGTGTATATAAGCTTTAAGCGGAGGTTAAAAATGACAAACGATAATAAAGCATTAGTTAAAAGTAATGCTCGTATTCTTTTGAGAAGACATCTTAAAGAACGCCGCATTAAACAACAAGAATTAGCTAAAAAACTAGGCTATTCGCCAATATATTTAAGTAGAGCAATTAATCACAATTTTTCAATTAAATTAGCTGTTGAAATTGCAAGCGTATTGGATTTACCAGCTAATTATTTTTTGAATTAGTTTTAACCTGTGATTAAAAGAAAGGCTTAAAAATGAACCAATTACAAACATTTAATTTTAACGGCTTAGATGTACGAACAATATTAATTGACGATGAACCGTATTTCGTAGGAAAAGACGTTACTGAAATTTTAGGTTACAAAAACGCAAGTAAGGCTTTAGCAGACCATGTTGATAGTGAAGATAAACTCAATAACGAAACGTTATCGAGTTTAGGACAACGTGGTGGCTGGTTGGTTAACGAGTCAGGGTTATATAGCTTAATTCTTTCAAGCAAGTTACCAACTGCTAAGAAGTTCAAGCGTTGGGTAACAAGTGAAGTATTACCAGCAATTAGAAAGCATGGTGCTTATCTAACAGACGAAAAAGCCTTTGATGTTGTTAACAATAAATCGGGCTTAGCTGATTTACTTCAACAAGCAGCCGACCAGTTGAAACGAAAAGATATTCAAATTGCTGAAATGAAACCAAAAGCCTTGTTTGCTGATTCAGTAGCAGCTAGCGACTCAACGATTTTAATCGGCGATTTAGCAAAAATAATTAAGTCAAATGGCTTTGATATCGGAGCTAGAAGATTATTTCAATGGTTGCGAGAAAAAGGCTACTTGATTAGCCGAAAAGGCAGTGATTGGAATTCACCAACTCAAAAAAGCATGAACTTAGGCTTGTTTGTAATTAAAGAGTCTATACATACACAACCTGATGGAACGGTACGAGTTATTAAGACAACGAAAGTTACAGGCAAAGGACAGCAATATTTTATCAACAAATTCTTGAAGTATCTGAAAAAATAGGAGGGCTTAGCAATGGGCTTAATCAACGAAGGCTTGCTTGAGGAAATGATAAAAAAAGTTGTTCAAGAACAACGAGTTGAGTTTGAAGAAGATTTAACCGGCAAGACTGTTGACCTTGACTATTTCAGAAAAAATTATTGCGGTAGCAAGAGCAGTGAGTGGGTTAGGACGTTTATCTTTGATAAGTTTCCCGAGACTAACGTTGACAACGGGGGCTGGGTAGTTAACCCACGTCGAGGAGCAAGCGCAAGAAGCGGACGTAAGACAATAATTTTCTTGAAGCCGGCTTCGGAATGGATAGAAAAAAATAAGACTCGCATTAACTGGAATGCAAGCCTTAGTAGCTAGGAGTTTTGTATGAGTGAAAGAAAACAAATAACGCTTCGACTAGCGGAGAACCAGTACGAAGCGCTCGAAAAATTAGCTAAAAATAAACAGCTTAGTGTTAACAGCCTAGTTGTTAATGCTTTATGGCAATACGTTAATCAATATTAATTTTGCCATTTGTTTTTTCAAAGTTATCAACGTGTTTGATTACTAGCTGTTCAATTTCCTTATTAGCAGAACGACCATTGTATGCAGCGATATATTTAATCTTTTTTAAAAGTTCCGGCTTAATTCTTAAGCCAAACATTGGAAGTTTTGACGGCATAATATTTCTCCTTGTGTTATCTCTTTGACTACATTCTAACATCAAAAAGATTTCACTTTTCTAGTTGACAACAAAGTGATAACACTTTATATTTGTAATTGTAAGGAGTGATAACACAATGATAACACCAAGAAAAACAACAGGTATTAGATTAACCGTTGACCTCGATAGAAAAATATCAGAAATAGCTAAATTTAAAGGAGTTACAAAGAACAGCTTAATTGTTGAGGCTTTATGGGATTTCTTAGAAAGAGAGAGCACAAAAAATGTTAACAAAGTGGACTAATCAATTTAACCGTATTTTTGAAGGTAACGTAACAAAAAAGCAGTGCTTAGCATTAACGCTAGGATATGCTGCACTGCTTGCTTTCTGTATCTGGTTGCTAATGATTACAGGACCGGAATTTTTACCCGGAACGTAAAAAGCACTCTCGATTGAGAGTGCTAGATACGTAAACCTTAACATAAAGGAGTATATCACGAATGAAAAAGAATGACAACAACAAACAAAATTTTAAAGAGTTTAAGGGCTGGAAAGTCAGCAACAAACTTAAAGCATTACAAGAAAAATTTTTAGACAAAGAGGAAATTACCGAAGACGATTTACAGCTATTTCAAGATAGTTTCGACAGTTTGAAAGAAACGCTCGGAACTGATTTAGATGATATAGCTAACTGGATATTGAACAACAAGCTTGAAGAAGCCAAGTATAACGGTATTAAAGCGTTTTACGCAGACCAAGCAACTGCAGCTAGAAAAAGAGCTAATGGTTTAGACAAGCTGAACAAGAATTTGAACAAGTATATTACAGCACTTGTAGACAACGCAGGTGTTAAACAAATTGAAACGGCTCAACGTATTTATAGACCTAAAAAACACAAAGATATTGTTTGGCTTATTGACGAAGAGAATATCGATTACTTACCAAAAGAATTTATCAAAGAAAACGTTAAATATGCTCCCGATAAAACAAAGATTTATCGAGCCCTTAAAGATGGGCAAGAAATAGAAGGCGCTAAGTTATTACCAAACCGCACAACACAAATTATTTAAAAAACTAGAAAAAAGGACTAATAAAAATGATTATCAAAACAGTTGAAGGGCTAGAAGCAAACGAAAAAGCAAAATTAGTTGCAGATATTTTTAAAAAATTTATCGAAGTAAAAAAGGTACTTAAGACGCCGAAGCACAATTCAAAAGTTGAATTTTCAAGCCGGAGCGGATACAAGCGCAGTTATGGCTATTCAACACTTGATGAAGTTTTAAATCAAATTGATATTGCTATTAAACAAGCCGGCGGACTTAGTTATACTTTCGAAAATGTAAATTCAGACTCTATGGTCGGAGTACGAGTATTTATTTTTGGAGATAGTGGGGCTTGGATTGAATTCGAACCGTTTTATTTGCCGGGTGGGAGAACTGCTCAAGATTATGGTTCAGCATTGACTTATTTACGGCGGTACTGCATTAGTTCAGTTTTTGGAATTGCAAGCGAAGAGGACGATGACGCACAAAGCATTAGCCAGAAGCCTTTTAGAGCAAATGAAAGACAACAACCAAGACAAGCACCAAGACCGCAAGCTACAGCTCCTCAACAACAACCAGCTGAGGATAGCAAAAAGCCAATTAGCGATGACGCTTTGAACATGGCTACAGTAACTTATCAGAACAGACCAGAATTGCTTGTTATCTTGATGAAACAAGCGGTTGATGGCGACAAAGAAGCGCAGAAGTTTATTAGAGAACTAGAAGGCAAAGATAAGCTTCTAGCGCATGAAATTAACAAACGGAAATTATACGAGAAAGTGAGCTAACGCAGATGAACGGATACGTTTACCTTAACAATTTAACAAAATATTTACGCTCAAATGAGTTAGCACCGCAAGAATTAGCATTTTTGCAAGCCTTAGAGATTTTCGCAAACGTGACTAACTGGGCTTCTGAAATGACTCCAAGAAACGCTTGGTTAATGACTTACACCGGCTTCAAAAATAAGATGGCAATTAGCAGATGGCGAAAGTCTTTAATCGAAAAAGGGTTAATAACGTTTGAAGCTCGCTACAAACAAGCCGGCATTTACAAGTTCACTGAAATTCTAACTGCTAAGCAATCAGCCGAAGCGGTCGGAGTTGTAACAGAACTTAAGGAACGCAAACAGGAAGCACCTAAGCAAGAAGAAGTTGTAGTTAGTGAACAACAAGAAGCAGTATCAGAAGAAACATCTAAGGTTGCTGAAAGCTGCAACTTAGATGTTATGGCAGACCATGCCGAACTAATCAATTTCAAACGTATTCAAGAGTTTGACAAGTTCGTTGAGCAAGGCTGGTTACCGATTAGTCGGATTAGCGTAAAGGACCGAGTCATGCTTAGAGAGCGATACGCAAGTATCTTTGACGAAGACCTAGCTAATAGCGGACTGTACAACTTAGTTGGCTTGAATTGGGACGCAGTAGAGCGACCGGCTCAATATATCCGAGCGTGCTTTAACAATCTAATAAAACTAGACCGCATGAAAAACGGTTTAGGAGTCTATAGAGAGTGAGATAACAGTGTTTTATCAAATTGGCGTGTATAGCCTTTTAGGATTTTTTGTAATAGTTCCAATTATTTTTGCAATTGTTGCAATTTACGTTGTTTTTAAAGATTTTGCAGATAATTTTGTTGAATTCATGATGGCTTTGTTAGTTGCTTTAACAGCAATTTCAATGATTTTAGGAATTTGTATGTTAATGGCTAACGAAATAGTCAAAACATGCTTATAAGAGAGGTTCAGACGTGTTTAATTTATTTATGTATTTGATGGCTATTGCTTTCACAGTTGCGATGGCTTTAGTGTTCATCTTAATTGCAACACTTGTAGTTAAGACAGTTATAGAGAGTTACAGAGTTGATATTAATGAGCCGGCTTATAGAAAGTATCAACTGAAATGGTGGCAGTACGCATTGTTAGCGTTGACATTTATGGCAATTGCTTTTGTAATGACCGGTTTTGTGTGGATTGCTGGTATTAAGCTACTTAGCTGGATAGGAGGTTTCTAGAAAAATGGCAGATTTCAATCAAATAACACTTAGTGGACGCTTAACTCGTGATATTGAGTTAAGAACAATGAAAAATGGAAAAAACGTTGCGCTTGGTTCAATTGCCTATAATGAGCCAAAACCAACGCCAGATGGCAATTGGGAAAATCACGCAGATTTCTTTGAATTCGTAGCATTTGATACTAACACTTACGAGTTTGCAAAGAAGATGGCTAGCGAGATTAGAAAAGGCGAACCAGTAGTGATTAGCGGGAAAGTTTCGCAACGGAAATATCAAAACAAAGAAGGTCAAACAGTAAGTGTTTTCGAGATTATCGTTAGACAGTTTAGAAAGCTAGCAGTGCCAGCTAAGAAGCCAGATACAGGCTTTAGTAATCAAACTCAAGACTGGTCAGCAGCCGGAACGAGGGAACAGCACCAAGCTAATTTAGCTAATGCTAATGCACCGCAAACGACTAACCAAGCACCGCTTGACCCGTTCGCAGATAGCGGAAACACATTAGATATTTCAGACGACGATTTACCATTCTAAGGAGGTAGAACCATGCCAAAAGCAAAAACAGTAATTCTTGTTAGGCTAGGTTCTAACCCTAGTGAAGACAGGCAGTTATTTTTTAAATCGTCTATAAATGCGTCAAGATACGTACAACGAGACAAAAGCTTTATGAATAAGGCTATTTCTGATAAGAGATACATTTTCAAGTCAAATGACAGTATTTTTTGGATATTAGATTATGGCGAAAAGCATTTCAATATCCCGCAAGATTTAGACAGAGCTAATTTAAGTCAAGTTGTTAAAACGGTTGAAAGAGATACCAAGAGCCGTAATAAGAGCAACAAACCAGTAAATGACAAGGTTAAACCATTAAGACCGAAAGTAGACCCGAAAAATGTAAGGCTTAACTTGCTGCTTGACCTTGAACAAGAGTATGGCTCGATTGCTAACGTTCCAGATACTAATACCCGACTACAGAAGCTAAGACTACTTTATCAGATGACGGCAAGTGAAGCTGCAGACTTTACCGGACGGCGTAAGGTTACACCGAGTGCTGAAAAGATTATCTTAAACAAGAAAATTAGAAAACTTATCGAGTTTGGATATTCAACAGCTGAAACTGCAAGCCTGTTAAGAGTATCTAACCAGACAGTTATCAATTCGATGGCTAAGCAAGGCTTGAAGCCGAAAAAAGCTTATTACTACAAAGTTAGAGGAGTTAGCAAAGATAACCCTAGATATTACAAGCCTTTATACGCTTCAACTATTCACGAAATAGCGAAATTCTTCGAAACCAGCCAAGCTAAGCTATATCCGAAACTTGATAAGTTAGGTTACAAAATTGAAATGATTTTCAAGCTTTGGGGAGATTTAGCTGTAGGCGACGATTTTTTAGATGATAACAAAAAGCATACGAAAGGGGCTAATGTTGATTGATTGAGTTTACAGTTTTAGGCAAGCCGTTTGGTAAGGAACGACCTAGACCAAACCGGACAGGTCACGGAGTATATACGCCCCAAAAAACGAAAAGATACGAGTATCTAGTAGCACAGAGCGCAAGGCTAGTATTTAATGAAAAACCGCTTGAAAGCTATATCAGGGTTAGTATCAGAGCATTCTTTGCGATTGCTAAGAGCGACTCGAAGAAGAAGAAGCAGGCTAAGTTAGCTAATCAGCTTAGACCAGCGATGACACCAGACGCAGACAATATAGCAAAAGCAGTTTTAGATGGCTTAAATGGCGTTGTTTATGCGGACGACAAGCAGATTGTCGAGTTGAAGGTGATTAAGGCTTACGCAGAAGTGCCGAGGGTAGAAGTGACGATAGAGGAGATTTAGCGATGGTAGAATTTTCAAATTGCTTTGAAACAACAAAGACCACTAATGCAGAGCCTGAAAAGTTTCAGAGATTATTGCGGATTGACTACAGAATGCAACGAAGTGACAACGTGTATTCAATTTACGTAAGCCACTTAGAAAGTGATTTTTCAAGCGCAACAATCAAAGATTTTGTTAATCGATATAAAGACCAAAAGCTTGTTTATATACCAAGAAAAAAAGTAACTTCAATTTATTCTGGTTACTCAATCTATGAAAATTATTTAGATGACACAGAGGAACTGATAGCGATTAATATCGATTACATTTATTCGATATCTTACGAAAAAACACCTAGCGCTTTCATTTACACCAAAACTTACAAGAAGTTATTAGATATGGCTAAAAAGTTTACTAAGTGCCAGCTATACAAAGATTTAAAAGTATCTACTCCTAAAATTTATCCCTGTGATTTAAAAGATGGAACTTGCAGTAACTTTTATATCGACTATGAAGGCTTTAAGCTTGAATTTTCTTATAGCACCGGACTTGAAGTTGAAGAGAAAAGCTTTAACAAGCTATTGAAAAAAGATGAAAAATATAAGGACTTTTTCGAAAAACACGATGATGGTAGGCTTTCACGCTACTTGAAGTTTTTTGAAAAATATGAGGTGTAAGCGATGGCTAAGAAACTTGAGGAATGGCTGATTAAAGACTTGAGATGGCAAGCCGGACTTGTTTATAACTCCGTACTTCAAACTATAGGAACAGTTGCATTTCAGCTTGTTGACGTTGTTTTTAATGACGAAAGTGTAGATTTTGTTTTCGTATGTATCAGCGATAAAGCATTTCAGTTAACAATCAGCTACAACAATACTAGTAGAAACAACGCAAGTGTTTTTGATAAAGATTATCAATCAGTTTTTAAAGAATATTTCGAAGAAAAGATAGCGGAAAACGAGGAAAACGAGGAAGAGAATGGCGAAGATTAGAACAGTTTACTTAGACTTAGAAGACGATTGCATTGACTATGCTATCGAAGCACTTTTTGAAAAGTTAGTAGGAAACACAGTTCTTTCAAGCTTTTACGACGATGACCGAGAACAGCTTGAAATTCAATATTTAGAAAAGAATTAAGGAGAAAAGGCTATGCATCAAATTGACACAGAAAAATTGAAAAAGTTCTTTAAGAGCTTATCGAAAGAGGACCTAGACAAGTTAGCAGAGGCTTTTGGATACCAAGGATACCAAAAAGAAGAAAAAGAAGAAGGCGCTATCGTTCCGACGGCAGACGATTTTGATGATAGTTTCGCTAATCAGCTTGATAAGGACGACAAGTGGGCTTTATTAGCGTTTCTAGTATTTTTCGATACTTTCTATCAATCTTATTTGAACGGGCTTATTGTTCCTGGAATTGATGATGATGATAAATTCAAGATAATTTATGGAACGGCTGTTCTTTTAAGTCAAGCGCTCTGGGCTTGGACTAACGGAGATTCAGATACTTTAGATTTTAATTTCAAAAAATTAGAAGACTATATCACATACGACCGGTTCGACAAAAAATATCTTGAAGTAAGCGAGATTGGCTTAAAAGATGATTCAGATAATGTTCTTGCACGATTTAGAGTATCAAGACAATTAGACAAGATTAATCAAAGAATTTACAAAGTCAAAACTTGGTTATTAGATGGCAACGAGATGATGGCTTGCTTGGATTTATCAAGACCAGATACTTATTTTTCAAGAATTGCTTTCAATGGCGACACAGAAAAGTTTTGTAGATTTCTAGGATTGGTAGAAGATTAGCGAGGATACGTAACCATGACAATTAAGTTGGATAACGAAATCACAACGGTAGGCGAGGTAGGCAGTAAGTACAGTTCTTGCTGTAACTTCTTACTTTCAAGATTAGGAGAAATTGGACCAGAAAAGCTAGCTACTGAATTGAATTTTGGTAGCGTTAAAGACTTAATCGAGTATCTGATAGAGTATCAAGACGACGCAGACGCTTTGCGTTCACTGGTTCAAGACAGTTACAGTTGCTGAGCTTAAAGTTAGATGATGAGCTGATTTTGTACGACGAGAGCGAGGTTAGGAAAATGAAAGAGTTAGAGCTATTAGAAGACACTGCACCAAAGTTAACAGCCGAACAGTTGGATTACTACCGCAAAAAGTATCTTGAGGATACAGCGCAAATCTTTGAAAAATATGTTAAGGAAGAGCAGAAAAAAGATAAATGCGTAGCTTTATCAATCTATGAGCTTAACAAGTTAGCATTAGCTACTTACATTTATTTAAAAGCTAGAGCTCAATTTAATGATGTGATAGAACGTGAAGCACCAAATGTATTTTTGGTTAAAAAAGACTGCAGCATTAATATTTTTTGCGCTGAAATGAAAGCAGCACTACAAAAAGACGGTTGTGCAGTTTATCAAGTGCTAAACCTAGTTAGCAAGTACTTTGCTATAACTAAAAGCGAGAGTAACAAGATAGCTTTCTATTTAGACGGCTATAGATTTGAAGTTAACAAGCGATACGATAATCAGTATTCAAATCATTATTACGAACCAAAGCTTGCTTATCGAGTTAAGTCAGGAATTGATGGCTTTGAGTCAATAGACATTGTTTTTCTTAAAAATTTTTCAGAGATGTATGGCTTTGAGGAAATTTACGAAAAGAAGTAGGAGGATACTATGTTAACTGCAAGAGATAGATTGAAATTGTGGACACTAGCAACAATCGGCTTTACGTTCTTGGTATTTGTATTAGCTAGCGTGCTAGTAGTGATTACTGAGAGTTGGACGCAGTTATGGACGATACCAGCGCTGTACTTAGCTTTTATCGGTTCAATTTGTTTGTACTGCAAGATTTAAGCGAGGAGGATTAAAGATGTTACTAGAAATGGGAGGAGCGGTTCAATTGAGTTTTGATTTTGAAATCGATTATGAAGCGACAGCACGCAAGACGGACCGCTTCTTAGAGCGAGATTTAGAGCGTTGTTTAAGATACAGCGGAAAGCACAGAACAGACTTAGCAAGTCCGAAATTTGACGCTACAGGTGCTGCAGGAAGCCACGATAACACAGTTGAGCTTAAAGTAGTTAGAGGACTAGACGCAGAAGCGATTGTACAAGCAGTAGCGTTGACTATAGATAACTGCAGTTCAAGTGGTCGTCAACCGTTCAAACAAATTCTAGTAGCAAGATATATCCACCAATTACCGGAGTGGGCAGTAGCGGAAAAAATAGGCTACAGCACCGCTAGAACTAGAGTATTAAAGAAGCAAGCACTTAACGAGTTTGCGGACCGGTTCGAGTTCTACCAGAAAAAATTCAAGATAGCCCCAATTGAATTGCATATTTTAAAAAATTAGCGATTGACTAGCGATTTAGTAGCGACCGACAAGCGATTGTACATAGTAAGATAGTATCATCAAGTTAAAACAAAGCTTGATATTCCTACCTCCTTTCTGTGGAATAGTAAGTACAAATTCTTAATGGCTATTAAGAAGTCCGTGATGGCTCACTAAGGTTCGACTCCTTAGACGGACTTAGGGAGAGTGGGACTCCCTACTTGAAAAAACTCCTTTAGATTTTTAAGTGTTTTTTCTCAATTAACGTGCGAGAGACGAGAGATTGGTTTTTGTCTAGCAATTGGATACTCCAAAATAAACAGTAGCACGGTTGGTACTCTTATAGCAGTTCAATTCTGCTTCGTGCTATAGGGCTTTAAGAAGCCCTTAAATGTATCCTTTATCTTTTTCACTTTTTATTATTCCTTTTTTGTACTGCATATAGTAAAGACATTCTGGCTATTTCGAGTGAATACATGTTTTTAGGTACGTGCTAGGTAGCATAGTGCAGGTTCGAGTCCTGCTCACGTTATAGGCTTGTTAATGTTTAGGAGCCTTAACAAGCCGAAGTTCATGAAAAGAACTCTCAATTTCTTCATATTTTGCGACGACCTATTAATATAGCGAGCGAATGTATTAATCATGTTTTATCTCGATACGTAGTGCGATTGGTGGTTACTGTAGGTTCAATTCCTACACGCACTATAGCTTGCAAAAGCAAGCTTATTTACATTTATACCTTTTTATTATTATTTAGATGTTTTATGTGTTTCAGTATTTAGCAGCAGTAAATACTAGCTATTCTAATTTATTCGTTTAACATCCTTAATTTTATTTCGGGGCAGGGTGTGGACCTTTAACAAGCTTTCGATGGCTTGCTGCTCTTATCCCGCAAGGGAAATTTTAATAGAAAAAACAAATAATTTTCTTGACAGGCTAGTGGCTTACTATCAGGAGCATTGAGGTTGCGATTACCTTAGCTAGCTTTAACAAAAGCGTATCCTAACAGGTACGCTTTTTATTTTGCTTTTTAAGGGGTTCAAATGGACTTCACGGTAAGTAATTAGTTAGGAGGCGATAAAGTGAGGGCTAGATATACTGAATGGTTAGAAAAAGACAAGCTGCTACTTATCCAAGGCTGGAAGCGTGACGGCTTAACAGACAAACAGATAGCTAGAAATATGTCTATCAACCCTCGGACCTTGGAAAAGTGGAAAGCTAACTATGAGCCTATTAGGCAGGCTATTAAAAGAGGTCGTACTGAGGTAAACTTTATCGTCGAAAATAAGCTACTCAAAAAAGCACTAGATGGCAATACTACAGCGATTATATTTTGGCTTAAGAACAACTGGCGTGATAAGTACAACGACAGCACACTTGGACCGGAAGAACGAAAGATGATACAGGCGAAAATGCGCAAGCTTGAAGCCGATACTCGAGTTAGTGAAGCTAAGGCTAAGCTTGCAGAACAAGTAAGCAGTCAGAACAACGCAGAGCTTGAACGTATGCTAAAATTACTTGAAGTTGAGGGCACAGAAGATGGCGATTAAGGACCTACTAGCGCCTAAGCAGGAACAAGTGCTTAGAAGCTATCTTAACGACAACTGGAAGACCCTTATACTAAGCGGAGCCGTCCGTTCAGGTAAGACCTATATAGATAACTTGCTATTCTTGATGGAGCTAAGACGGATATCTAGACTGGCTAAGAAGCTTAACAAGCCTAATCCGATGTACATCTTAGCTGGCTTTAGTGCTGATACGATTTACAAAAACGTGATTGCTGAAATTACTACAACCTTTGGACTCAACATTAAGTTTGATAGGTCAGGGCACTTTAGGCTGTTTGGTGTTGAGGTAGTCAAGGCTTACACAGGGTCAGAGCGTGGTCGTGACTCTATCAGAGGTATGACGGCTTGGGGAGCTTACATTAACGAAGCTTCACTAGCTAAGGCTAGTGTATTTTCTGAAATACAGAAGCGTTGTTCAGCACCAGAAGCCCGTATCATTTGCGATACAAACCCGGACGCACCGACTCACTGGTTGAAGAAAAATTACATCGACAATACCGACCCTAAGGCAGGTATCAAGACCTTTTTCTTCACTTTTGATGATAACCCTGCTTTAGACGACGATTATAAAGAGAAACTAAAGGCTAGTACACCTAGCGGAGTTTTCTATGACCGGGATATTCTAGGGCTTTGGTGTACTGGGGAAGGCGTAGTATACCGTGACTTCGACCAGTCGACTATGACAATCGACAAGGACAAGCTACCTACTGATTTAACTTATTATGTGGGCGTCGACTGGGGTTACGAACACACGGGAACTTTAATTGTGTTTGCAGACGATAGTCAAGGCAATACATATTTAATCGAGGAACACGCACATAAACACCGATTTATAGACTATTGGGTCGGCTTAGCTCACGATGTTCAAAAAAAATACGGCAGTACGATACCTTTCTGGTGTGACTCGGCTAGACCTGATAACCTTAACGAGTTCTTGACACACGGTATTCGTGCTTACAATGCAAATAAAGCAATAAATGCTGGTATAGAAGCGGTTGGCAGCCTAATGAAAGCCAAACGCTTTTTTGTTGTTAAAAATTCAGTCGATAACTGGCTTAACGAAGTTTACCAGTATATCTGGAACGAAAAGACAGGCGAGCCGGTCAAAGAGAACGACGACAGCATGGACGCTATGAGATATGCAATCTATAACCAGCACAACAAAGCAAAGGTTAACTTGCAACGAAACACGTTATTTTAGTTAGGAGGGTTCGATGGAAACATTAGGAACAAAAGTGCAAGTATTGTCAAACGGCATGTTTGTTTATCCTAAAGACGAGATGATGGACGAAACAGCAGTTAATGCCTTTATTAACAAGAATAGAGGTTTTACTGCTAAGATTTATGACCGCAATATGCAGTACTACCTAGGCAAGCACGATATATTGAAAAAGACTAACGCAACAGGTATTGAGCTAAATAAGATTGTGGATAACATACCTAAGTACCTTGTGGATACTTACAACGGCTTCTTTACTGGTATTAGCCCAAAGATTACGCTTGACGAAGACAGCTTAAACGAGAACTTGCAGAACTGGAATAGCAGCAATTCTTTTTTTGATAAGCTATCAGAGATTAGCAAGCAAGTTGATATTTACGGCAGAAGCTATGCTTTTATTTATCAAAACGAGTCAGCAGACACTAGAGTGGCAGTAGTACCACCAACCCAAGGATTTATTGTTTACGATGACACTATCGAACACGAACCATTAGCCTTTGTGCGGTATTACAAGAACTCGGATAACTTGCTACAAGCTGATATCTATTACAGCGACTCAATTCAAACTTACAGTGAGGGCAAGCTACAAGATTCAGGCTTAAAGCCGCTACCTTATAAGCTGGTTCCAGCCGTTGAGTTCTTCGAAAATGAGGAACGTCAAGGCTTGTACACTGATTGTATTAGCATGATTGACGCACTAGACGATACATTGAGTCAGAAGCAAGACACAATCGAGTATTTCGCTAACGAATACATGTATGTGTTAGGCGGCGGTATTGATTTAAACGAAGAAGAACTTTCGTATATGCGGACACACCGATTAATAAACGTACCTACAGCAAATGCTGCTGATATTAAGATAGGCTTTTTAGAACGACCAGATGGCGATAATGTTCAGGAAAACCAACTTCAGCATTTAAACGATAAGATTTATCAAACAACCGGTATTCCGAACCTATCAGACAGCAACTTTGCTGGTAATGCTTCAGGTGTAGCTATTAGATACAAGCTACTAGCTATGGAAAACAAGGCAAGCAATAAGGAACGGAAGTTTACGCAAGCTTTACGTGCTTTATACAAGGTTGTATTCAGTATTGACTCGGTTATCAACGTTCCGGACGCATGGGAAGATTTGAAGTTCAAGTTTACCCGCAACTTACCAGCTAACTTAGCCGATGAAGCAAGCACAGCTAACAGCTTGAATGGTATTGTATCCAAGGAAACACAGCTTAGCGCATTATCTATCGTTGATGACCCTAAGGCGGAACTACAAAGAATGGAAGACGAGCAAGACCAACAGCTCAAAAAGAGTCTTGAAGTAACCGGTGCTGATTATGAGAAGTTAGACGATACTAATCAAGAGCAACCAGAAGCTAATCAGAAGTCTATTAAATCGCCTTTTAGCAACGAGGAAGTAGACAATGACTAAGGCTTACTGGCAACAGCGTATGCAAGGCGAAAAGAGCTTTGACAAGTGGTTACTTGAAACCGATGACCGGTTCGACAAGTATTATCAAGACCGATTTAATGCTTTACTATCACACTTTCAAAGTGAAATAGCTAGAGAGTATACAAGCTTAACTAATGCAACTGGTATGAGTAGGGACCTAGCAAAGCAGACTGTATCTAATCTTGACATGAAAGAGTATTCACAGTTAGCTAAGCGAGTAGTTAAAGAAGCTCAAGAAGCACGAAAGGGTGGCAATCCTAAGGCTTTTAAAGGCTATTCAGACGAAGTAAATCTGAGAATGAAGATATACAATGCTACAATGCGTATTAATCGCTTAGAGCTTCTTAAATCACGGCTAGCGACCTATCTATTAGAAGTTAATGCAGAGCTTGACGCAGACTTACGCAAGACTCTTAGTGATACTTATGTTAATCGTGTTAAAGAGCAGGCAGGTTTGTTAGGTCAGAACATGACTTCAGAAGATATTGATTTAAATATCCAAGAAGCTATTAGTTATATGTATGGCAATGCTACTTTTAGTCAGCGTATATGGAAGAACCAAGACGTCATTAAATCCAGCATTGACAAAGTAGTTAGTCAAGGCTCGCTTGGAGGCTATGGTCTTGAAAAGATGATTAGTCAATTGCGTAAGCTTACTAATGCTAACTATAACAATGCTAAGCGGATAGTTCGTACTGAAATGACTAGAGTCATGGACAAGGCGCAAGAAGATGCTTTCAGAAATGCTGATATTAAGCTTGTATTTTGGCAAGTTGAGAAAAAGCCGTGTGCAGCTTGTTTGGCTATCCATGATAACGATGTTGGCTATGGAAAAGGCGTATATCCTATTGATGATAGCCCTAAGCCAGTTGAGGATACACACCCTAATTGCAGGTGCTTGCGTTCAGCATTTACGGAATATGAAGCGTGGCAATTGCAGTGGGCTAAGAGCAAGGATAAGAATGCTTATCTTGACCAGTACGGTAGAGTTCGCTATTCAGACGGCAGACCGGTTGAAGATTATCTAGAAGCTGAAAAAGTCAAAGCTAAGCAAGTTGAAGAAAAACCAGTTGATTATTCTAGCCTTTCTAAGGGTTCACTGTTAAAATCAGTATTAGGAAAGCCTATGAGCATTGATAAGGCAGACCAAACTAATAACAACCCTTATTACTTAGGTAAGACTGCAAGAACTAGATATAAAGTAGAACAAGCTAGACAAATGCTTACCCAAGACTCGGAAATTAAACGTGTTTATGAAAATGCAGTTGCGCTTTTACGAAAAAGCAAAGGCAGACTTTCATTAGAATATCAAGAGTATGTAAATAAACATTCGGAAGCTATTAAGCAATATAACAAAGCCATTGATGATTACAATAATTGGTTGAAACGAAACAAAAAATATACTGCTAATTGTCAACGTTGTGCAGTCACTTATGAATTGAGACGTAGAGGTTACAATGTTACAGCCGGCGCTAATCCAGCTTACGATTCTAAGCTTATGGCTAAAATGAAGCGTTCGTTAGAAGCTATGAAAATTAAAAGCTTAAATCCTGATATACTGGTAGCTTACAATATACCAAAAAATTTTTTTGATATTCCAGAAGGCGTTAAAAACGGTGGTATTAGAAATTTTGAAGTTGAAACTAATTCAGAAGTTGATAGTACATTATTAAATGAAATGAAGCCCGGACAGCGAGGTACACTTTCATGGGTTTGGAAAGAAGGAGATTCTGGACATATTATCAATGTTGAACGGACTAATGATGGCTTGCTATATGTGGATACACAACCGGGGAAGCAAGCTAAGAGTTTTGCCGAGTATATGAAAAACCGGAATTTTTCAACAGCTTATGGCAGGTCAGGCGTTAATTTTCAACGGACAGATAATTTGATAGTTAATGAAGATATGGCGAAAATGTTTATTGTAGATGGGAAGTGAGTATATGATTGACATTAAGATGGCTCAAGATAAAGCGAAACAAGCGATTATAGATAATTACAATTTGTCTAAGTTTATATCTGAAAAAGATATTAGTCTTAGTATTGTCGATATATACTACACTTTTTCATTTGAAATAAGCAGCAATAAGCTACCTAAGCCTGAAATAGTGGGTTATCCTGATTATGTTCAGGTCAATTGTGAAACTGGGGAAGTACATTTTATAAATTCGTATTTGTATGACGATTTAATTAGCAAGCTTTAACTAGCTTGCTTTTTTTGTACCAAAAAACAGCCTCCCAAGGCTTAAAATGCGAGCGGACTCCCAAGTCCTTAAATGCGAGCAGACAATGAAGTCTATAAAACGAAAGGACAACAACGATGGAAGACAATAA